CGCCGCCGCCAAACCCCATCCTCGCCGACCGACAACCAAATCTGCTGCACCGAACCGCCATCCATCCGAGTGACGATCAGCACCCCAGCCCGTCCGAACCCCGTCGGGTTTGATGGCGGCCAGGTGCCAGCCGTGGTGACCGTATCGGTGGTTCGGTAGAACCCCGCTCGCAGCGTATTATCGTCTAGGTTAGTACAGTTGGGCGCGTTCAAGGCGCCCGCCATACCGAAATCGCCAACCTTCAGCAATCGACCGGCTGTGCTGTCAGTTGTGCTCTGCGTTACCGCTGTACCAGTAATGGTACCAAATACCTGCAAACCATTATTTGATACAATAGGTCCAGAAAAAGTAGTTTTAGCCATTTCGTATTACCTCTTGCACAAGGTTTGGCCACGTAGTCTGTGCAACGTCAGGACAAAATACCTGTCTACGCAGCTCATGTCATCCCGCAAAAACAATATTTAATCTACACAACTCATGTCATCCCGCAAAAACAATATCTAATCTACACAACTCATATCATCCCGCAAAAAACAATATCTAATCTACACAGCTCATGTGATTCCACAAAAAACAATATCTAATCTACGCAACTCATGTCATCCCGCAAAAAACAACATCTAATTTACACAGCTCATATCATCCCGCAAAAAACAATATCTAATTTACGCAGCTCATATCATCCCGCAAAAAACAATATCTAATCTACGCAGCTCATATCATCTACTAAAATCATATCAGGCACCGGGACTACCATAGATACCAAGCGGGTCGGAGCAACCAAAAGAGTATCGCTCGCGAGCTTTATAGCGCATATTTCCTGTATCAAAATCAGCTTCCATGCGCGTCTGAAGTTTAGTGCGCACAAAATGTTTCATACCATTCGGTACATTGGTAATCAAAAACCACGCATCTGGATCAGTAAGATAGTTATTGACGCGATAACCTTGCGGAATGACACCGTTAGTCCGAATTGCGTTAATGTCATTATCCGCCGTCCCAACCCTCAACTCAGTTTTAAGCAGTCGAGTGGCCACAAACTGAAGTTGCGGAGGAACAATCAATTTAACCGGACGCGCAGCAATCAACAGACCACGCTCGTCAACAAAAGCCGCAATATCAATAACGGCTTGCTCAAGCGAAGTCTCATTAAGATCGGCGTTTACTGCGGGACGGTTTCGGTTTGTAACACCAGAAACAGTCGGGTGCGCAGTGCTAAATAGAGTAACACCATCACCCGAAAAGAACGTAGTGAAACCATTGTTAAGCAGCGCGGCGGCTTTATGCTGCTTGGTTTGAGCCATGGAGTGAGCCATGGCTTTAGTGTAACGAGCCGAAAGAGAATCGTAAAGATTATCCTCAATCGCCTCTTCCGTAATCGAAAATCCCATCGCAATAGTTTCATGCACATAACGTGCAGTGAAAGCTTCTTGCGCGGTATCATACTCAATAGCCTGACCTTCTGGTTTCACAGGAGCCAAGCCAAAACCCGAGAGCTTCTGTTCTTCCTCGTAAGAACGCTCGGAATTTTCGACTTCATAAATTTCTGCGTGTTCGTTTTCGTATTTATTATACTCAAGGCCGAACAGAGCGTTAAGACCAGGAAGAAGTTCCTTGAGAAGTTGTGAACGAGAAATAGTAGCCATTAGTTAATTCCTTATTAAACACCAAGCGGATTAGTGTACGAGTGCACACCAAAGTTAAACTTGACAATAAACTCAGGATAAGGATCGCTTTCAGTACCCCTCACAATATCAACGATCCTCAAAGGAAGGGACGAAGTATTCGACAGCGATGAACCATTAGTGCCCACTGTAAGTGCAATATTAGACTTGCCAGTCGATACATTAGGCGAACCAACAAAAGTAATCCCGGCGTTTTTACCAATCACGCCGGGCCAACCAGAACCATTAGTACCGCCATTAAAAGTACCGAGAGCATGAGTACCTTTAATTTGGAACAATGCGTATGGATCATCCATAACTTGAATCCAAACTTCTTTAGCGCCTCCACTGATAAGATTGGCAGGGGCATAATGATTGTTACGAAATTGGCCTTCGGCTGTAATATAGCGCGCTCCGGTGCAGATACCAACAATACCAACAGTACCTGCTGTAGCGTCACCGGGCGAAGCTGGCAAAACAGCAGCACTAGGCTGAGTCGTTCGACGTTGAGGTTGACCGGTGTTGGTCAGCTCAACAAGATCACCATTAAAAATACCATTTGGATTATTGGCTGACATTTTAAATTCACGAAATGATCCGCCAGAAAAAGGCCGACCACCCATGGCAGAAACAACACGAAAACCATAAGGAGTGCTAACACTAGCCATTTAATGTCTCCTAAAAATTGTTATACAACATCACTTACCAAATGAAACTTTTGTCGAACGTTCAGGTCGAAGAACAGGCATACGCGGATCAGATTCTCGCATATAATTACGATCCATCGCTTCAATACATTGGTTGGTAATTTCCTGATGATGTTCAATACGTTCGTCAATAACATCCTTAGGTGCCGCACAAAGCAGCAATCCACCAACCTCAATATTTTCAGGGAACCGAGAACCGTAATCAGACATGATCTGAAGTTCTGGGTAGTCCTTTGCTTTTACAGGAACATACCCACCACGAAAACGCTTGGAGACATTGATATTATCTGGAGTTCCAAGCGACGAAGTACGAATCCAGCGGTGAACTAGACCGGGACGTTCATCTGGCACAGGGATAGCCGACTGCCAAGGATTAGCAATACGCCGCGCAGTTTTAGCGCGGGTAGTTTGCTCACGTAATGTTCGACCATCCATTTTCCTGTTCCTTTTCTCTTAGAAGTTGAGCTGCGTATTGCTCAAGAGTCAAGCCAAGCCGCTTAGCTTGGCGAATAGCTGAGGGAGTCAATGTAACCTTACGCGGAGCTTTCGCGTCCCGTGACGCGGGGGCGACCACGTTGCCCGGTTTGCGCAGTGAAGAGGTAGTAGCCTCTTCACCGGAAGGTGCGAATTTCTCAGGAAATCTTCTCCTGAGCTCTTCGTCGATGCGAGTATAATACTCTTCTGACCTAGGGTCAATACCCATGGCGACGAGGTGTTCAGCGTACCCCGCAGCGTAGCCTGTCATGGCGAAGTCCTTGCCGAACCATGGGTTTTCGGCTGCCCAGCGCAATGCACGGGGGTCAACCTGAGGTTGGGACTGGGACTGGGGCTGGGGCTGGGGTTGAGGCTGCGGTTGCAGTTGGGGGGGCGGTGAGGCGTACCTCGGCGCAAGGGGGTCGGCAGGTTTTTGAGCGGCGCGAGCAGAATTCTGTGCTGCAATGGCTTCAAGCTGAGTCTTGCGAGAAGTCAATTCAGCAAGTTTAACTTGCGCCGCAGTCAAACCATCAGAATCACCTGCTTCATAGGCTTGCTTTAATTTTGTTTTTGTTGCTTCAATCTCTGTTTCAATTCTAGCTTTAGCTTCGGCTAAAGCAGAATGTTGTCCAACCGCAAGTCTCTTTTTAAGTTCGGCATTCTCTCTGGCAATAGCTTCAGCATATCTAATGGCCTCTTGCTGAAGTCTAAGAGCTTCTTCACGTTGCCTACGTTCTTGATTTTTTTCATAGACAAGTTTGTTAATGCGCTTTTGAACCTTTTCACTATACTGTGAAAGATCATCATCGTCTACACCCTCAGAATGTCTAGGTGTAGATTTCGGCTTTGTACTTTGTTCTACTTCTTGTTCTGGTTCCTCTACAGAATCTTGCTTAATTTCAACTTCAATTTCTTCATTTTTTTCATCAGTACGATCGGTCATTTTTCAATCCTCATGCACGAGAGAAGCCCCGAGGGTCATCAATAACTGCTTCTACGGTATCATCATTGATAATACGAAATTCTTTACCTCGCAGTTTAAATCTAGTACCAGAATAAGACCGGAAAATAACAAAGTCACCTACTTTACACCAAGGTCCAGTAGGAAACTTATTTTCATCCTTATAGGCATCTGGGCCCAACTTAAGCACAAAGCCCAACACAGAAGCCGTTTTTTCCAAATCCTTCAGATTATCCGGCAAGTACACACCACCTTCCGTCTTTTCCTTAATTTCAGGAATAGCAATCAACAAATGATAACCAGACGGCTCCGGCAGTTTCGTCACGATAGATTCATCCTTGATATCCTCGATTTTATACATCGCATCCTCCACAAAAATCACAAAATCTATTAAAACTACTTATCACAAAATATACTAAAACTACTTATCACAAAATATACTAAAACTACTTATCACAAAATATACTAAAACTACTTATCACAAAATATACTAAAACTATTATCACAAAATATACTAAAACTACTCATCAATAAATTTACGCTCAATATTCTTAATTTCTTCAAGCATAATTTTGAGTTCTGTAAGACCACCAATAATACTACGATATTGTTCCATACTCTGAACAGCTCCAGTAACAAGATGTTCTGCTAAAATATCTTGTCTTTCTTTAATATGTTTATAAATTAAATGAAAAACATCCATCACTACACCTAAATTAATTAGAAAACATCCACCACTACACCTACATCACTACACCTAAATTAATTAGAAAACATCCATCACTACACCTAAATTAATTAGAAAACATCCATTACTACACCTACATCACTACACTTTATTTTTATTATTCTGAAATATTATCTTTTCTATTAATCAAGCCTTGATGCGCAGCTTTAGCCAATTCAATGCCAGCCTTAATAGACTCCTTAGTTTCCTGCCCAGCTGTATTAATAACTTGTGTAGCCAAACGAACACCAACTCTTGCAGCTTCACGTTCATCAGCCGACGCAATTTCCTCTCGCCGAACCGCAACGTTTGCTCCAGCTTTCAAGCTATCAAGCATGAGTTTCTGTTTATCCATCTCCATCCTATGCTTAAGTTCAAGTTCCTTAAGCTCAAGTTCTTTACGCTGAATTTGTGTAAGCGGGTCTTGTTCAGCTTCTTGTGCTTGCTGTTG